AAGGCACGCCGTTGACGAAGGTAAGTCCGTCAAAGGAGAGAGCGCCGCCTGCGAAGTACTTCTGAGCGGAGAGAAGCAGGGCGTCTCTTGCGAGGAGGTCAAGAGTCTCGATTGCGACAAGCGCATACTCTTTGGTGTAGTGGGCGACGACCGGATCGACAACCTTGAAGTCCACCTGATCGGTGAATTCCATGTAACGGCCATACTGGTGCGCATCAAGCTCATACTTGATGACGGAACCACGGTCGGACATGGGAGGAATGCCTTCTGTCAGTGGGACAGTATGCCCCTGAAGAGCGGACCATCTGCGGATCGAGAGCTTGTCGGCTTTTTCCTGGATCGGGAAAGCGTCGGCAAGTCTGTAGTAGCAGTATTCCTTCGCGTCGATTCGGATCGTGTCAAGCAGCTGCTTGCTGTAGAAAGTTTCCGGATTGACGGACGCACCGGTTGTGATCTTGTCGTTCACGAACTGGGCGTAGGACTGGATGGTTGCAAAATCGGCCATAGCGTTTAAGTTTGCCATTGAAGATCTCCTTTACTTATTTGCCCAGACTGTCCAGCATCGAATTCAGATCCGAGATGGACGTGACTGAGGCTGCGGCTGTGGGTGCCGCCCCCGTACTTGTCGCCGGCGTGCTGCTGTGGGCAGCCGCATGCTTCTGTCGGGTGACGACGGCCTGCGCCGCTTCGTCTTTTGCTTGTGCCAGGAGTCGATCGAAGTTCAGCATCTGGTACTCCTTCACAAGATCCACCGGTTCAGCAAAAGGATTCTTCCCGGAGTCCAAAACCTGTTCGGCAAACTCGCGGACCTGTATGTCCGTCAGCTTGTACTGGTTCTGCACCTTGGAAAACCCGGCATGTGCGCTCTGCTTGTACAGTTCCTGCTCCTGCTGCAGCTGAAGGGCTTTTGTATCCTCCAGACTCTGTAACACGGGCAAGGGAATGTTTGCCTTTTTGGCTTCATACTCCAGAACCTGCTGATTGATAGCCTGTACGGTCTTGTTCAGATCGGACACGTCCTCAATCCCGAGGGTTTTGGCCAAGCGGTTTACCGTTTCCTTCAACTGCTTGTTCTCTATGCGCTGCTGGGCGAAAGCTGCGTTCTGCCGGTTCTTGTTTGTGAACACGTTCTCCGGATCATTGTCAACTTCCTCGGCTGCGGGAGCAGCGGGTGTTGTTTCCGGAGCGGGACTTGTTTCAGGGGCGGGCGCTGCTGGTTCCGTCACGACGGGAGCAGGTGTGGTTACGGGTTCAGTCACTGCGGGGACGGTTTCCTGAGGGAGCTTGTCCTCCAGCAACAGATCAAGGTCATCGGTGTTGGTAATTTCCATCTGCCTTTTTCCTCCTAACGGCGATCTTCCTGGCGAAGGGAGATCCATTCACACGCTTGTGGTGCGCGGTACCATTTGTGATCATTGTAAGTTAATATTGCTGCTGTGTCAACGGCTGTTGCATAGATGGCGGTGAATCTGTTGGCATCCCCATGGGGGGCATACCCGGGTCCATGCCGGGTTGCGGGTAAGGCTCCTCTGTTGGGATCATATCAGGCACCTGGCTCGCCGGATTCTGCTGTGCCTGCAGATCGTTGGCCACCATCTGCATGGCGTCGTTCGGATCGACCCCGTTCTGGGTCAAGCCCGTGAACTGGAACAGGATCTGGGAGACCTGCGCAAGGTAGTCCGCGTTGCGCTGGATTCCCATGCGCTCCATCATCAGTTCCTTGATCGGAATATCCTGGCACATCAGCCATTCTTCCTGCGTGATGTACTCGACGCCGCCCTGTCCGCCCTGGTTGTACTGCATCTGCTTCTCCATCAGGGTGTTGGCGGTCTGCGCAATACGCGCTTTGTTCTTGGGAAGCTCTGAGGAGATGTGCAGGGAGTACTGGTTCAACGTTGTCTTGTCGAGCGCGGGGAAATCAATGACAATGTCGTTGTCCTTGTTCTTCACCGAGTCATGTACGAAGTACCGGCGCTTCGGCCCGAACTCCAGCAGGTTTCCTAAGGTGAGTTCCGTCAGGCGCGTGGTGAAAAGTTCGTACATCATGACCTTTGGCTCATCGACGAGCGTGGCCTGGTTGATCATCGCCTCGACACCGCCTGTGGTCAGGATCGAACCGGAGTCACGGCCCGTATATCTGCCGTCAACGCCGGAGATCATCTGTACGTCCTTGGCCAGTCCCGCCATGTACGCCGGAGCCCCGGGACTCGGAGTAGGAAACTGGTGGTAATGCACCGCATTGTTCGCGGGACCGTTGACGACGAACGTGTGGTCCGCGTCATTGCCGTGCTTGATCAGCGACGGGATGTTGATGCCTGACTCAGCGGACACATATTTCGGAGGGCGCTGATTTTTGTAGTCCGAGGTTAGCAGCACGGAGTTCAGGATGTTGTACGCGACCGAGTTTGCAAAGACACGGGCGCACTCCGACGTTCCGACGAGGTCGCCGGACGGAGGGTTGCAGTACAGGATCGCAAAGGGGAATGCGGCAGGGCGTACATCCTCTATGACATACAGGACGGTCTCATTGTTCAGTGTGTGGATCTCATGGAACTTCTCACCGACACGCACCCAGTGGGTGACAAGCCGGAAATAATCTTTGTTGGCCAAGGCAGTCGCTGAGGTAGCCTTGTCCATGTTCAGCTCGATCGGGGAGGCAGTTGTGTTTGTTATGAAATTGTTGATCGCGGCGTCAATGACGTCCTTATACTTCGGGTTTGCCTTGAGCACGCTCTTGTGCAGGACGTCGAACGTCATGCAGTAGGCGGAACTTTCGAGATCAGGCGCATAAGGGTCGCGCATAAACTTAGTAGGGTCAATGTTCTTATAAGCAAGAGCGCCGTCATAGGCATACTCATCTTTTCCCCCTGTCTTGGATGGGTCCCAGCCTACCTGAATGATTCCCATGTTCGTCAGGGCGGCGCGTTCTCCGGCGAGCATCTGCTTGAGCCCGATCTTCGAGATGTCCCAGTAATGGGACAGGATCAGGTTGATGTTCGTGACGGTTGTCTTGTCGTCCGGCGTGGTCGGGATCAGGCTTGCTGACTTTCCGACCGTATAGATGCTGGCCATCAGGTTGTTCTTGACGTAGGAGACGAAGTTCGTGTCCGGCAGGATCTGCGACGGGGGGAATCCGTTCTTCAGGACTTCCCATATCCTGCCGCGATCGGCTGCGTCAAGCAGACGGATTCTCCGGAAGGCTGTCTGGTGTTCCCGGGAGGCAAGATCCCAGTTCTCCTTGAGCTGCGCCAGTGTGACGCCCTCGGGAAGTTCAGTCTTGTTCTTAGAGTTGGCCATCCGTCTTTCCTCCTGTCATGTATATGTTGAGTTCCGAAAGAAGACTGTCGATTCCCTGTGAAGTCTCCTTTGTTTTCTCACGCTCGTCATCAAACTTCTTCTGCATCGCCTCGATGTCGGTCCGCTGCGGGATTGGCTGAGGTAAGACAGGCGGGGGAGGGATGTTCACCGTCACATTGATCCCCTTGCATGCGTGTGATATGAAGATCAATACATAGACGCAGGTCAATATGACAAAGGCACAGGCTAGGATCGCACATACGTCGGAAATATTCATTTCTTATCCTCCTTAAAAAAATCGGTTCATGGTTACGGCTGCGTAGTCGGTGGTTGTCGTGTTGTAATCGCTCTCATCCATCAGAGCGTGGGGCAGCCAGTGATCCTGGGGCTTCACCTGGGTCAGGTCTATGCCGTTTCCGTTGTAGGCACCGTGCAGAATGTTGCGCGGATCGGACGGAAGCTCCATTGTGATCCACTCCAGCGGGTTGATCGCATGATTCTTCTTGTCCTCGGGCTTGTCCCCTGCGTTCGGGCTGTCCAGGGTGCGCAGTTTGAACTTGTACTCGCGCAGTTCCCCGATCAGGCCGTGGCAGTTGTCCATGATCTTCAGTCTACCCGATTCGAAGTATGTATTCAAGCGCATTATCCTCGCATCAACGGAGATATACCCCAGCTTGAAGCTGATTCCCTTCTGCAGGAACAGGTTCTGCAGGGAATCCTTGTTGTAATCACGCTTGGAACCGGACTTTGGGTCCATGATTGGCTGACAGATCAGGCCTCCGGACGGAATGTCCCGGGTATTGGCAAAATACAGGGCAGCAAGGCCGTCAATGTTCATGTCATTGGTCCTTACTTCCTTATATATATATACAATGCCATCCCTCGGATCCACCGCGCCGAGCAGATAGACCGCGTCATCGCTCAGACCGTAGTCAAATGCGATGATCCGGCGCCATTCGACGGGGATTTCGAAGGACGGGACCACGTGCTGGATCGCTGAAGGGTACACAAGGCCCTCGGCGTAGCTGAACGAGCCGTAAATGAAGCGGGCAACCCACCATTTCGGCTTGTTGATGATTTGTTCCTTGATGAAATTGGCCGGCAGGAACTTGTTTGTGTCCGTTGACGCGATGTGCGTGGACGTTGCCGGGTCAATTACGAGGTTTGTCTGGTCATACTTGTCCATAACAGACCCGTGTTTGTGGATTTCATCACTGGCTAAGAGGACATCAGTACGTATCCAGCCGGAATCGGGGTTCGATTCGATGATCCCCCTTCTCCATTCGCTCTTGATAAGGGGAATCCCCTGTCCGCGCTCATCATATTCGTATAGGGGCTGTCCGAATTCATCCCGTAAGGGTATGGAAGCGGCTGAATTTCTGAGACGGGTCTTAAGCTGGTGGAATACGTCACTCTTAAACTCCGATGCTTCTACTCCGACGAACATGCTGAGGTTGTACGACCGCAGTTTGTCCGCATCGTCGAAGGGCCGGTACATGATACGGGCCCCGTTGACGAGATCCATGTACTGTTTCTGAATGGTGTGGTATGCGACGAACGCTGCCGGGATATCCGATTCCATCTCGCGCTTGATTGTCTGCTCATACTGGGACTGTACATTGGCCCCGATCAATATGTTCCCGCCCGGCGTGATGAAAGCGTGCTTGTAAACTTCTTCACGGGAGGTGGTTGTCTTGCCGGTTCCGTATGCCCCGAAGTTTCCGATATATGTATGGTTATCTATATGTACCGCTTCCTGGTGGGGCTGCGGTATATAGGTGTTGATGAATGTATTGCACTCCGTGCATTCGAACCAGAACTCGGAAGGGGCCCCTGAGAAGGATACTGCCTTCTGTGTCGGGGCTCCGCATCTCGGGCAGCGCGAAAAATCCCGTATAACAGGTTTCGCATTGACCGGCAGTCTTTCCTGACGGGGCTTGTCTGTTAACGGGATTCTCATGCTTTACTCCTGGGAGATAGCTTGCGCCAGTTCGAACTGCATCTTGATCTGTCTGTCCTGCTCAGCGATCTCCGCCTCGATCGAATCGGGCGTGATGTCCGCGTTGTGCAGGTCGGGGAAGATATCTTCGAGGAGGCGCCCGTATCCGAGGTTCAGGGTATCATACAGGGCGCTTCGGATTTCCTGATACTCCTCCTTGGGGACTTCCTCCAGAATGTTTGTTATCAATTTTTTCTGAGCGGAAAGGAGAAGTCTTGTCGCATCGGCGAAGTTAAGGTCACCCCCCTTGATCCTCATGGAGTTGGGGGTAATGATCAGCTCGGTGAATGTATTCATGCGAATATCCTTTCCACATATTTCTGGGTGATACACACCCATTTGTTCTTGGAGTTCTGAATTCTTCCCCAGGCTCCCCCTGGCGTTACTGCAGAAATTCCCAGGATCCTGTTCTTCGGTGCGACTTCGGTGATGGCGTAGGACAGACCGGGACCCTTGCGGATATTCATGGCCTCCTTGAGCTGGACTGCAAACAACAGGTGCTCCGGAGAAAGGACCGGCTCGGGTGTTGGAACAGGGGTGGGCTGAGGTACAGCCTGCGGAGCACGGAGAATGTACTTCGGCTGGGTGCTGAAGGCTCCAACATATGGCCTGATGCGTATCTCTTTGCCGGAAGAGTCCCCGCGCTTGCCATCAAAATCTCCCGCAGCTTGGCATAACTCTGTATTGGAAACCATGACGGCCATGTGTCCGCCTCGTGTCTTGGTGGGCGGGCGGAGACAGACATCAGCTTTCTTCAGGCCTTCCCCTGTTGCTCTGTTGATCTGTCCGGTGACGTTCTGGAAGCCAGCTTTGATCAGGCTGTCATAGGAGTTACCGGTGTAGGTTGCTGAACCGATATCGAAACCGGAGAGCTCGATGGCGTCCAGGCTGGAAGAAGAACAGTCATCTTCATGTTCTTCGTCACGGCGTGGCTGAGAGTAACCGTGGTTCGGATCAGCTGCGATCTTGTAGAGGTGGTCAATTCCAATATTCATATCAGGCATAATTCTTACCTCCTTATATTGGTGTAAGTATAAATCTATGGAAACAAAAAAGCAACCTTGCGATTGCTTTTCTGCTGAAAGGAGTATACATGCAGGAGGTAAGTCCTATGGAGAGTTTAACCCAAGCCCCCCTTCATTGCAATAAAAACTTTCGAGAGGCGGAAGTCGGAGTCCCTTGACAAGAAAGAATTGTGTGTTACAATAATGATATTTGCTTTTATTAGTGAAAAAGACAAAAGCACAAACATATATATATATGTATATATATAATATAGACATATAAATGAAATTTAGACCCAACCCCCCTATCTTACTAATCATAAATAAAAAAAACACAAATCCTTGTAACAAGCCTGTTACATTACAGTAATACTCCTGTTACTTCTAACTTACAACTAAAAAACCTGTTTACCGAAATCACTCAAATTGTACTATAAATTGTACTATACCCCTCC